AGATAGAGTAAATGTTAGAAGATTATTAATTGCCTTAAAAGGATATATTGGTGGTGTAGCTCGTGGATTAGTATTTGAACAAAATACTGCTACTACAAGAAATGCATTCTTAAACCAAATCAATCCATATTTAGATAGTGTAGTACAAAGACAAGGTTTATATGCTTATAAGGTAGTAATGGATGAGTCAAACAACACTCCAAGTGTAGTAGATAGAAATCAATTAATTGGTCAAATTTATATCCAACCAACTAAAACTGCTGAATTCGTAATATTAGATTTCACAATTTTACCAACTGGCGTTGAATTTCCATCTTAATTAATATTTATAATAAATAAACAATAAATACACAGAGAACATGCCTATATTAAACGCAAACGAAATGATGTTTACTCAGTATGAACCAAAAGTTCCAAACAGGTTCATAATGTATGTAAACGGTATCCCATCATATATAATCAAAGGAGTAAGTGCCGTGAATTTTGATGATGGAGAAATTATTCTAGATCACATCAACACTTATAGAAAAATCCGTAGTGGAAAAAGATTATGGGGAGACATGACATTTACATTATTTGATCCAATTGCTCCATCAGGTGCACAGGTAGTAATGGAATGGGCTCGTTTAGCATATGAATCTATCACAGGTAGAGCAGGTTACTCGGATTTCTATAAAAAAGATATAACATTTAACGTACTAGGACCTGTAGGGGATGTAGTATCAGAGTGGGTAATTAAAGGAGCTTTTATTAAAACAGCAAATTTTGATGACTACGATTGGTCAACATATACTGAAGCAGTAAATCTTACAATGACAATCGGAATGGATTATTGTATCTTGAATTACTAATACAAGAATTATATTAAATATAAAGAACCCAACAGAAATGTTGGGTTTTTTTATGAAAAACATTTTTTCGTTATATTTATATATATAAAAATAAAATTTAAGTTTATGACAGATTCAAAATTTCCAACCGAAATTATTACTTTACCTTCTAAAGGTCTTGTTTATCCTGAAACATCACTATTAGCTAAAGGTGAAATTGAAATGCGTTATATGAGCGCTAAAGATGAAGATATTTTAACTAATATTAACTTTATCAAACAAGGAACAGCAATCGATAAATTACTAAAATCACTTGTAGTATCACCTGTTGATTTAGATGAATTAATTACGGGAGATAAAAATGCTATTTTATTTGCTGCTCGTATTTTAGGATATGGACATGATTACACATTTTCATTTAAAAATCAAGCAACCGGTAAAGAAGATGAATATACTGTTGATCTAACTAAATTGGATGAAAAACCATTAGATGAATCCTTATTTACTCAAGGTAAAAATGAATTTGATTTTACCCTTCCTAAATCAGGAAATAAAATAACTTTTAAGTTATTAACAGGTAAAGATGAAAGATCTATAGAAGCTGAAATTAAAGGATTGCAAAAAATTGATGCTAATGCTTCATATGAAAATACAACACGTTTAAAACATATGATAACATCTATTAATGGAAAAACAGATAAAATAGCAATCCATGATTTTGTAGACAATTATTTTTTAGCACCAGATTCAAGAGCATTTAAAAAATACTACTACGAAATATCACCAGACATAGATACTACAGTTACTATTGATAAAGATGGATACGTGCAGGAGGGCGTAGTGATCCCTATCGGGATTAACTTTTTTTGGCCTGACTTCCAAGTATAGAGAATACTTATTTACTAAAATCCATGAAATATGCTTTTATGGACAAGGTGGTTATGATTGGGACACAATATATAATTTACCAATAATGTATCGTGAACTTATATATCATAAAATTCGTGAACATTATGATAAACAAAAAGTTGATGCTGAAAAGCAACAAAAGATGATGCAATCAAAAACAGCAACTACGGTTAAACCACCCCTTAAATCCGATTACACAGCAAAAGCCCCACGAAAGTAGGGCTTTTCATATTTATTCATATAATATAATTTTATGGCAGATCAATTTAATAAAGACAAACTAGAGGATTATAACGACTCGTTAAGGGAAACCCTTAACTATTCTCGCCAACTTTCTGAAAATATTTTAAAAGCAGCAGGAAGAATGGCTCTTTTATCTCAAGAAGCTAGAATGACTCGCCGTTTAACTAGTGAGTTAGAAAGCGATATTAAAAAAACCATAGGACTTACTGATAAACTATATGCTGGTAAATTAAAAACAAATGAAGCCCAACGCCAATTAAACCAGTTAGAAAATAAGTATGCAAAATATATAAAAGATGCTGCTGATGCTTCTAGTGATGTTTATAAAACTATAGAAGATGCTAAAAATAAACAAACCCAGTATCAAAGAGATTTAAATTCTGAGTTAGCTAAAGAAATCCAACTTAAATCAGAAATAAGACAAGAGGATTTAACTATAGATGCTATACAAAGAAGAATAGCTTCTCGACAAGCAGCTTTAGCTAGTGCTAACATACAAGATAGAAGAAGAATTCAAGACCAAATCACAAATTTACAAACTCAAGTTAGCCAACATCAGCAAACTATTAATTTAAAAGAACAAGAGTTAAAACTTACTCAAAAAAATATAGATAAAACTAAAGAATCATTAGCAACTGCTGATAGAATAGTAGAAGCTCATGATGCTATGGTTACTGGGTACCAACAATTAATTAAAGAAGGTGAAATTTTAGTAGCAGGAGCAAAAGCATATTCTAAAACAGTTGAAGGATTAGGTCAAAAATTTAAAGATATTCAAAGTTTATTAGGTCCTTTTACAGCTATATTTAATTTCTTAAGAAAAGTAGCATTTGATGTTTCTAATCAAGTTACTCAACTTCAAAAAGGTTTGATGTTATCATCTGATGAAGCATACCAAGTAAGAAGTGAATTTAATGAATTGGCAACGGCATCTGAAAATGTTCTTATTACTACTAATGCTTTAGTAGCATCTAATGCTGCTTTAGGTAAACAATTAGGATTTAATGCTCGTTTTAGTAATGACACTGTTGTTGAATTTACAAAATTAACTAAACAAATTGGTTTAAGTGAAGAAGCAGCTGGTGGTTTAGCTAAATTTGCTAAAGCTAACGGTATGACTCTTAAAGAAACTAAAACAGTAGCTTTAGGAGTATCACAACAATTATCATCTCAATACGGCATTCAATTAGACCAAAGAGAAGTACTAGAAGAAATAGGAAAAATATCAGGTCAAACATTAGCAATGTTTAAAGCTAATCCTGCAGCCTTAGCTCAAGCGGTTGCTCAAGCAAAACTTTTAGGAACTACTTTAGATATAGCTAAAAAACAAGCATCTGCTTTACTTGATTTTGAATCATCTATTGAAAATGAATTACAAGCAGAATTAATAACTGGTCAACAATTTAACTTAGAAAGAGCAAGATCTGCTTCATTAGTAGGTGATTTAACAACAACAATGAAAGAACTTAACAATCAAGGTATTGATTTTAATAGGTTCTCTAACATGAATGTTATTGCTCAAGAAAAAGTAGCAGCAGCTTTAGGATTATCTACAGACGAATTATCAGACCAGTTATTAAAACAACAATACATGGGTATGTCACAAGAACAAGTGGCTGCTCTAGCAGGTGAAGAAGTTGCAAAACGTTTAGAAGCAGTTAATGCTCAAGATAAATTTAATGCTGCTGTAGAAAAAATGCAAGATTTATTTGCAAACATAGCAGGAGGTCCATTAGGACAGTTAGCAGAAATGATGGCTGGGTTATTAGATAATTCGGCTGCTTTGTATGGAATTATGACAGCTATAGCAGCTATTTCTTTTACCAAATTAATAGTAGGATTAGCAGCAGCTGCTGCTGAATCCGGATTATTAGCAATATCTACTGCTACATGGTCTAGTATTCTTTCTTTTGGAGCTGCCGCTATAATAGCCGTAGGTGCTATAGCAGCTGTTGCTGCTGCTATGAAAAGTGGACAACAAGACATAGAACCAGCAGGTGATATGTTTTCATCTAAAGGTAAAACAATAGTATCTACTAAAGAAGGAGGTTTATTTTCATTAAGTGATAATGATGATTTAGCAGTAGCACCTGGTATAGGTGATATGATTAATAGATCTCAAAACCCATCAACAACAGTAGTACAACAAGACAATAGTGCTTTATTAAGTGCAGTTAATACATTAATTACTGAAACTAAAAACACAAATAGTGGTTTAGATAGATTAAATGCAAAACAAGCAGTAGTTAAAGTAGATAGTCAAAGTTTAGGAACAGCTCAAATTATAGGTAACTATAACTTGGCCTAATTTAATATTTATAATAAACAATTAAAACAATACAATTATGGGATTATTAAACTTATTACAAACAGGAGCAAGTAATTTAGGATGGGACGGAGGTCAAGTACCACCAGTTGCTCAACCTAATGTTAGACCAAATCCTCCAGGATCTCGCCATGACCAATATTCACTTAATGGAAACCCTGTAATTCGAGCAATCGGGGCTGGATTTGTACCTTATATTCCACCGCCATCAATTTTAGAAGAAGGAGACCCAGCTAATACAGCTGAATTTAAAAACGCACCTGGGCAAAAATACTTAGACAACCCACCAGGATAATAAAAAAATTTATTAATGGCTATATTCCAACAAGCAACATTAACTAATTTAAGAAGTTTACAATACGGAAATGACACAATAGGAGGAGGTAATAGCGGTGAACCATATATCACTACTGCTATTCCTCCTGCTCTTCAACAACAAGTCGATTCAACCAACATATGGAATTCAGATAGTGGTTTAATACGTGGTGGATTTGTAGGAGCTACCAGAGCGTCTGTTACTGATTTTGTTCGTATTGGAAAGTTTCTTAAGGATTCACCAAGAGGTCCAATGTTTATTATTAAACAGGTTGGACTACAGTTGTCTAATCCACAGTTGGAAGCACCTATAGGATCTCCTTTAACCAATTTATTACAAGGAAATTTTGGTACTCTTTTAGGAGGTAGTTCTACTTCAGCTATTAATATTGGCCCTACTCGTATCTATAATGGTGGTATTAATACATTACTTCAAGTACCAGTTAATGCTTTTGGAGGTCATATTATTAGACATGGTTTATTACCTATTGAATCAGAAAGTGCTAAATATGAAAATGTTGCCTTTAATAATAATCAAGAAGATCAAGGAAAGAATAATAGATTAGTTAGATTAAAAGCTAAATTAGAACCTGATCCTAATGCTAATATAGCTCAATACATTAGTGGTCCTGGTTCTCTTGATGGTATAGGAATTACTACTATTCCACGTTATTATGATACTTTAACTAATAATACTAGACCTTATATACCTTTAGATACAGCATTATCTATAGACCAAAGTGGAAATAATTCAAATAATCGAAACAGATTTTTTGGAACAGGATATTATTATACTTATGGTGCTCCAAGCCCAAATTATTATAATGCTCAAGGGGTATCATTACAATATTTAGATAATGATCCGGTTTTAATAGAATTAGATAACAATATTCTCCCACCAGAAGAAGGTAGAGAAAACAATTTTACAGAAAATAGTCAATTTGATCAAAACGTCATTGCTTACTCAGCTACAGGTAAAACATATAATACTTTACGTAAAGCCATTGAATATCAAGAATCTAAAAATCAAATTGGTACTACAAATGTATCTTTAGATCCTACTTATGAAATAAAAGCACTTAGTGGATCATTATATGAACCTGTTAATAATCCAATTATATTTACTCCAACAGGAAAATCAAAATACAAAGGACTAAATTTAAGAAAAAATAACATAGACACTCGATTAGGTTTAGCTCAAGCTGAAGGATATAATACCCAAGACTCAATAAACTTAACCCCAGTATACTTATCGGATACTGCTCCTAATACTAAAGTAGTAATAGGTGGAAAAACATATGGTACTAGAGATTTAATTAAATTTAGAATTGAGGCGGTAGATAATGATAACCCAACAGGTCCAAGCGCTTGGATGATATTTAGATCATATCTTAAAGACATAACAGATACACCTAATCCAACTTGGAATACTGTTAATTATGTAGGTAGAGGAGAACCTTTTTACATATATAAAGGATTTGAAAGAAGTTTATCATTCACTCTTCAAGTAGCAGCAATGTCTGAAGCTGAATTAAAACCAATGTGGCAAAAATTAAATTATCTATATTCAAATACAATGCCTGATTATAAAGATAATATAATGAGAGCACCATATATGAAATTAACATTAGGTGATTATATGTTTAGACAACCCGGCATAATTAAAAGTTTAACTTATACTATAGGTAATGATTCACCTTGGGAAATAGCGATAGATGAACCAGAATCCGGAAGTTCATTATATGAATTACCACACGTGATGACAATACAAATGACGTTTGCTCCTATACATGATTTCTTACCACGTAAATTCCCAACAACATTCGGAGACCCAGCTAAAAATTGGAATGACCTACCAGCATTTGTTGCCGATAGACAAACAAATCAATTTGGAACATCAGATAACCCATGGTTAACATCTATGTATGATACAAATGATTCACTTCCTAGTGGAGAACCCAAATAAATTTAATATATTTAACAACCTATGATATATAGTAGTTCAGACATATTAACAACAAGTATTGATTCCTCATTTGGTGCTGGAAAACAATATTACAAGGCAAAAAAATTTCCTTCTATACCACCTACAGAAAATGACATATATGTTATTACTACTGAAGGTGATAGATTGGATTTGTTAGCTTTTACATATTATAATGATGCCTCTTTATGGTGGGTTATTTCTGGAGTAAATAATGGAATCACTTTTGGTTCTATGTTTCCTGAACCAGGTACACAACTTAGAATTCCTATTAATATAAATGAGGTATTAAATATCTTTAACAATGCTAATTAATAAGTTATGAGTATATTTAGAGAAACATTTGAACCTTTTGTTAAAGACGAATTAAAAAGAAGACAAGATGGGATGCTTACTCGCAACCCTGCTTTTTTACATCAATTAAACTCAAGATCAGCTTGGGTGAGAATGACATCTGGTGTTAATGTTAAAAATGATAAAGGTGAAATTACTAATGAATTAGCAAAAAAATACGTTTTACAAGGCGGTATCTTAAACGTCAACACAATTACCCAAGGCGATAAGGTAACCGATACTTTCGCGTTAAAATCAGGATTAGGCGGTGCTTCTAACACATATAGTAATTTAACTGTAGGAGGTGCCACTAATAGATTAGGTATAAGACCTATGCCAGGTATTACTAATGTTTCTATACAATCTAAAGGTGCTTACGGTTCACTTCAAGAAGCAACTGTATCTTTTATATGTTGGGATATCAAACAATTAGAAGAACTAGAACTACTTTATATGCGCCCAGGATATACTGTATTGTTTGAAATGGGGTGGGATTATGCTAAAGCAAATGGTGTATTACCTCAATATAATATATTAACTCCTACAAAAATACCTTTAGTATTAAATGATGGTTTTAAAGAAATATATGAATTAATAGAGCAAAGTAAAGGAAATTATAATGCTTTATTAGGATATGTAAAAAACTACAACTGGTCAGCTCGTGATGATGGTGGATACGATTGTACTACATCTATTATATCTTTAGGAGAAATATTAGAATCATTAAAATGTAACTGGGTTCCTATTAATACTAAAGCATTTGACAGAGGTAATAGAGGGTTATTACAATTAAATACTGTTCCTGATGATCAAATTCCTGAAGCATATAAACAAGGCATCATTCCAGGTTTATTAAGAGAATTATTTAATTATATATTTCCTCAATTTGGTTCTAATTTTGTAGTAAAAGATGGTAGTAATTCCTACGATATTTATAGAAAACAAGTAGGTCAAGGTAGAACTGCTGATATTAATGGTTTAAATAGACCTTTAGGAAAAGGTTCTAAATATGAAATTTACATAACATTACAAAGTTTATGTGATCTAATAAATAAACATGTATTGTTAAAGGACGAAGAAAATAACCCATTGGTTCAAATTACTACTAACGAGCAAACTCCTAATGGTTTAATAACTAACGAACCTCTAAAATGTATTGCTAGTCCTTTATCTTTATCTACAAATTTAGGAGTATGTTATATTGAAAATCCTAACTGGGAAAGTTTAGAAATACAAACTCCTACTGAGACTACACCTGAAACAACAAATCTTACTAAAGCCGCAGCTGCTGATGTTAAAGTAGCAGTAGATGCTGGTTTTTTTGGGTATTATAATTCATTTAGTTCAAACTATTATCCTGATAATATATTTAAAAGATTTGGGGGTACTAAAATATTTAAAACAATACAGGAAGTACCTGGACTTCTCAATGATGAAACATTTTATAATTATTCAGGGGATTTAAGATCTGATTTAAAAACATTAGCTGATGATTTATTACTTTCTATTAAAACTATAAATATAAAAGAAAAAATAGTAACCATTAATAATGTTGATACAAATGAAACTTTTAATAATAAATTTTTTGTATATGAATTAGTATTTGAAGGGGGAAGAAAATTTGAAATTTCTGGTACTTCTTTAAATTCAATAAACTTTATTGATATTTTTGGAGCTGGAAGTGCTGAAAGAGTATATAAGGATTTATTTGTTTACGACTATAATGAAAATGGATGGGCTGGATATGATACTAGTATTCTTGGTTTAAGAAATGAAGATCCTTTTGAAGATGGTGATTTTTACACTAAAGAATTTTTAGTTTCTAATCCACAAACGTGGGATAAACCAAAAGTAGTAAACGAAATTAAAAAAGCACTTTCTGCTGTTCTTCTAAATGATACTTTACAAAAAATTTTAGAAAGTCAATTATCTCAAATAGCCCAACAAGTAGCAGAAGCAGCTACACAAGCTGGAGAAAGAGAAGCTACTAAAAAATTCTTAGTACCTGTAACAGGAAATAGTCAAAGACAATTAGGAAATATAGGAAATATATATCTTAATTTAGATTATTTATATGATAAATCTATATCTAGAAATTTAGCATCTAATGATACACAAACTAAAAATGTTATTTCTATTAGAGATTTTTTACAAGATGTGTTAAGAGATGTTCAAAATAGTATAGGTAATCTAAATACATTCGATATACAAGTAGATGATAGAAATTCTATAGGAAGAATAATAGACATTAGTTCAACCCAAAATCCATCAAGTGTAAAAGATCCATTATTTGAATTACAAATTCACAATTTAAACTCTTGTGTAAGAACATACAATTTTCAATCCAAAATATTCCCAGAAATGGGTTCAATCATAGCTATTAGTGCTCAAGACCCAGAAGGTATAGGAACTTTAGGATATGATAATGCAACTTTAGTAGCATGGAATGAAGGTATTCGTGATAGATTAATTCCTAAAAGATTAACTACGTCTGATGATTTATTAGATGAAGAAAATCGTGCTGTTACCTATCTTTTACCATTTTTAACCCAAATATGGAAATATTTTAATGTTATATCCGGTAAATCTTCTAAAGATGATATAACATTAGCTTATGGGGGTTTAAATTTTGCATTTAGAGACTTTTTAGCTCATTTAGATAGAACAAATGGTGGTAATAATATTTATAAAACAATTATACCAACTGAATTAACTGTTACTTTAGATGGTATTGGGGGTATTATAATAGGAAATTTATTTAGAATAAATGATGATATAGTACCTAAAGGGTATAAAGGAGTATTAGGAAGAAAATTAGCATATATTGTTACTAAATTAGGACACAACATATCTGATAATGATTGGACTACCGAATTAAGCGCTTACCCAATAGTATTTGAACAATCTACAGGAACTGAAATTTATAAACAATGGAACAATGACCAATACCCAGGAACTAGAATAAGTGTTGGTGGAACTAATGTTGGTATTATTCCTGGTTCTGGTTTTATTGAAGGTTCTTATTCAACCGCAAACGATAATAATCCTTTTAATATAGTAGCAAATAATAGTACTTTAGAATATAGAGGAGTAGTAGGATATAAAATAGCATCTAATTCAGGGTTACCATTTTTAGTATTTGATACTGAGGCAAATGGAGTAAGAGCAGGTGTATTAAACTTGTCTAATTATTTTACTATTAGAAAATTAAATACAGTAAAAGATATTATAAACACATATGCCCCTCCAGGATCTGCTGGACAAACAACTGAAGCAACTAATAATTATATTAAATTTGTTACTAATTATTTAAAAACAAACTGGAATGGTAATACTACATCTACTACAATTTTAACATTTAAAGGAAATTCAGAAACTAACAGTAATAATATTAAAATGTTTAAAACTTTAGTAAAAGGAATTATTAAACAAGAAGGAAGACTCACCCCAGCTTTATCATCTGCTATAGATAATTTTGATACAAAAAATCTTTAATAATGAGACCAATACCAAAAAGCAGAATCCAAGAAAATTTATATACTAATGGAACCGGTCTAGGAAAAAACATAAGATTACGTTTTCCTGATACTAAAAAACCATATATCGGATTTTACACAGTAATAAATGGAAACAAATATTATAGTGGTAAGATGTATGATGAAAATTCAATACTTTTAGAACAATATAGAATACCTATAAACCCTAGTACTATAGCTTCTGCAGGTTCTATTCCTTTAAACTCATTAACATCTAATATAAGAAGTGGTGGTACTAGATATTTTTATAAAGATCTAACTTCACCTGACAATTCAATTAAAGAAATTGATAAAAAAGCATATGATCAATTATCTGGTAAAATAAGTAACTCTTATCAAATCTTATCCTACAACAGCACTACTCAATCATTACCAGAGGTAAATAAACAAATGCCAGGATTGGCTGCTTTCTTGGGTGCCTAAAATACTATTCGTATATTTAGAATAATAAATAAATAAGGTTATGTTTTTTATACTTGAAAAAGAAGATCAATTACCCCACTTACCGCACTTTGATAAATGTTTTATTCATATTATAACGAATAACGACAATTATCATCCTGCTATTGCTGATGTATCTTTGATTTATGTCAAACCATTTGATGATAAAGGATACATATTCTGTGTAAACCACACTGAGTCATTAGGCTTAAAATGGCAATCTCTAAAAAAATTACTTTCCGAAAAAGAATTATATGTATTAGATGCAAAACACACTAAATATTTCCTTACAGGAAATATAAATGATGTAACATTTAACTATATAGAAAAACATGGTTGTAAACCTGATTTATCGTCTTGTTTACCTTTAATTAATTCTAATTTTTATACTAAATATGGTGAATTAAAAAATGTAAATACATTAATTCCTATCTCTAAACATTATGAATATTGTGAAAATTTATATAATTCTTTACAAAATTACATGATTAAAAACACTGAATATCTTCACAAACTTACTACAGTATTTTTTAAAATAGAAAAAGAAGGTATTAAATTAGATAAAGCATGTTTTCTTAAATATCACCAAAACCATCCTACTCCTCAATTTTCAATTAGCAAGGGAAAAGTTTATACTCAATATAACTTATACACATTAACTGGTCGCCCGTCTAATTCATTTAATAATGTAAACTATGCAGCTTTAAATAAAGAAAATGGTGAAAGAACTTGTTATATTCCTAATAATGATTTATATTTAGAGTTTGATTTTAATGGTTACCATCCACGTCTATTAGGTACTTTAACAGGATATGAATTTAACAAAGAAACAAATGTTTATACTCAAATAGCCAGTATATTAGAAACTGAAGATATACCTAAAGTTAAAGAAACTACTTTTCAGAATTTATATGGTGGTATTAGATATGAACTACAAAGTAAACCATTTTTTAAAAATGTGCATATGTTTACTGAGAATTTATGGGATGAAATTCAATATGGAGGGTCAATAACAACACCATCCGGAAAAATATTTCGCTTAAAAGATATTGATAATCCTAACCCTCAAAAAGTATTAAATTATTTTATACAAAATTTTGAAACATCACAAAATGTTGAACAAATATTTGATTTATATAATGATTTTCGTTTATTAAAATCAAGAATTGTGCTTTATACTTATGATGCTATATTAATAGATGCGGTACAAGATGAAATAAACCAAATAAATGAAATTATAAATAGATTAAAATACCCAAGTAAAGTAAAAATAGGAACTAACTATAACGAATTAACATAAGATACCCAATGGTTATGACAAAAAATCCAATATTTATCACCAGTTATGAATTTAATGATATCATTATAAATGACATGGTAGGAAATAAACTTTTTTGCACATTTGTTGCACTCTCTAAATTAGACGAAACTTTAAATATACTTACAAATAAATATTCTATATTGTATGACAAAATATTTGTATTGGAATCAATCGATACAGATGAATTAATCTTAACATATAATATAGACGTGGTAAATACTAATTCTAAAAACGCTTTACCTAATACTATTTTACTTCATAGAAAAAAAGAATCTAACACATTGTATACTATTAATGCCCTTAATGCTCTTATAAAAGAATTAAACGGAGGTGTATTAGATACAAATTACAAAGTTAAATGGGAAGATCATCGTAATGTTATATTACTTACCCAAGAAGGAGGACTAAGAAAAGTTCACACTAAGATTCACAATATTGTTAAAATATAGTTTGGATACCCCAAACATCTTTATTATATTTACCCAAAACAAGTTATAAACAAAATTTAAAAACGTTATGGATTTATCTTTAATCAAGCAGACGTTGGCCACCTTTAACAACAAAGGCCAGTCTAAGGAAAAAACTGATTACACAAAAATTTTCTGGAAACCAAAAGTAGGAAAACATCAGGTTCGTATTGTTCCTTCTAAGTTTAACAAGTCTACACCTTTCCGTGAAATTTATTTTCACTATGGGTATACTAAAGGACCTATTTTAGCATTAACCAATTGGGGTGAAGCTGATCCTATTGCAGAAGCAGCACAAAAACTTCGCAAATCAGACAACCCAGACCACTGGCAAATGGCTAAAAAAATTACTCCTAAAATGAGAGTATTTGCACCAGTTATCGTTCGTGGTGAAGAAGACATGGGTGTTCGTTTATGGGAATTTGGTAAAGAAATTTACACCCAATTAATGAATATTGCTATGAATGAAGATTACGGTGATTATACTGACATTCAGGATGGTCGTGACTTTATTGTAGAAGGTACTGATGATACAGTAGCTGGTCGTAAAGTAGTAAAATGTATTCTTACACCAAGAGTAAAAACTACACCAATTACAGATGACGCTACTGCATTAAAAACTTATTTAGAAGAACAGCCTGATATCTTTGCTATCAATAAGAAACATACTTATGAAAGCTTAAAAGAAATCTTTGAAAAATGGGCTAATCCTGAAGAAGAAGATGACAACGCTCCTATTGCTACTGCTTCTGATGATGAAGAAACAGAAACACCAAGTAAAGGAGATTTACCTTGGGAGAAAGAAGAAAAACAATCTCCTTACACATTACAAACAAAACAACCAAAAGCAGACAAATTCGAAGATTTATTTAACGAAGAATAATTATGGCTAAAAGGAACAATATAAATGACGCAGCATCTACTGCTATAAAAAGTTCTTCTGGAAAATCCTTCGATTTAGATAATTTTAAAAAGTCTAAAAACCTATCAGAATCATCAAAGTTTAAAAAACAAAGATGGATCCCTTTCTCACCAGCTGTAGCTGACGCACTCTCTATCCAGGGAGTGCCGATGGGACAGGTAACTATTGCTAGAGGAGGATCAGATACTGGAAAAACTACATTAATGATTGAAGCAGCAGTGTCTGCTCAACAACTTGGAGTATTACCTGTGTTTATTATTACTGAGATGAAATGGGATTTCGCTCATGCTAAAAAGATGGGATTAGAAGTAGAAGTAGTATCTAATGCTGAAACTGGAGAAGAGGTTGATTATAAAGGATTTTTCTTATATGTTGACAGATCTTCATTAAACACAATCGAAGATGTATCTGCTTTTATAGCTGACATTTTAGATGAACAGAAAAAAGGCAAATTACCTTATGATTTACTATTCCTTTGGGACTCAGTAGGGTCAATACCTTGCGATATGAGTGTTAAACAAGGAAATAACAATCCTATGTGGAATGCAGGTGCTATGGCTACTCAATTTGGTAATTTTATTAACCAACAGTTTCCATTATCACGTAAAGAAAAATACCCTTACACAAATACATTCTTTGTAATTAACAAAACAGGAGTACAACCAGCATTAACACCAATGTCACAACCTAGAATGACAAATAAAGGTGGAAATGCAATGTATTGGGATGCTGCTATCGTAATTACATTTGGGAATGTTACAAATAGTGGTACTTCTAAAATTAATGTACAGCATAAAGGTAAAAAAGTTGAATTCGCTAAACGTACTAAAATAGCAATTGATAAAATTCATGCTGATTGTGGTATAGCAACTGCTTCAACTGTAATCGTAACACCACATGGGTTTATCCCAGACACACCAGAAGCTGTAAAAGAGTATAAAAAAATATATGCTCATGAATGGTTTGAAGAAGTAACAGATATAGATAGTCTACAAATTACCGAAGACACCAGTGAATGGAATGAAAGTCAAAATATATCACCAATGTTAGAAATTGAAGAATAATGTTTGATAAAAAATTTCTTCTTCAAGTACTAGATTCAATAGTAGAAGATAAACCTACTAAAAATAGTCGTATTCTTGTTATAGATTCTATGAATACTTTCATAAGAAATTTCTCATCAGTTAATACACTTAACCCAGCGGGCCACCACATAGGTGGTCTCGTAGGTTATTTACGAAGTGTCGGATACGCTATAAAAACATTCCGTCCTACTAGGGTAATATTAGTGTTTGATGGGCATGGAAGTACAGTCAATAAAAAAAATCTATATCCTGAATACAAAGGTAATAGAAATATATCTCGTATTACAAATTGGGATATATTTGATGACAAAAGTGAAGAAAGCGAAGCAATGAGTAATCAAATGACTCGCCTTATTCAATATTTAAAACAACTTCCCGTATCTTTAGTATCAATAGACAAAATTGAAGCTGATGATAGTATAGGTCTTATAGCAAACCATTATGCTGCTGAAGAAGATTGTAAAACAGTAACAATAATGTCGGCTGATAAAGATTTTTATCAATTAATTAGCGACAAAATTCAAGTTTATTCACCAATTAAGAAAAAAGTATATAAAGTTAATGATGTTCTTGAAGAATTTAATGTACACCCTAACAATTTCTTAATTTATAAAGCATTACTAGGTGATAACTCAGATAATCTTCCAGGAGTTAGAGGATTAGGTCCTAAAAAAATAATTAAGTTGTTTCCTTTAAATGAACAACAAGAATACAAATTAGAAGATATTTACAAGATAAGCGCAGATAACGCAAAGAAAAGTCCAATGTACGCGAGTATATTAGAAACGAAAAATCAATTAAATATCAACTATCAATTAATGAATATACGCGAACCTAATATATCAGATGATAGCAAAGAAGATATAATTAATTTATTAAATGAAGAGATTACTTCATTAAATGTTGGTGGATTTATGGTGTTATATGAGTCAGATGGACTAGTAAATTCTATACCAAATACTCACGGATGGTTATCAGAAAATTTTGGCTCTCTCATATTAAGATAGTATATTTACAAAAATAGGTTATTAACAATTAAATAGGTTATATATTGACAACTTTATCAAAACTGTCCCAATACGGACCCGCATTTCAAATCAAAGTAATAGGCGCTCTATTAACAGATAGAAATTTCTTAATTACTATATCCGATGCTTTAACTGAAGATTATTTTGAAAATACTTCACATCAATGGATTATTAAGGAAGTTTTAAGTTATTTTCATAAATACCACACTGTGCCTTCAATGGAAGCACTAAAGGTAGAAATACAAAAAATTGAAAATGACGTACTTAAAATAGCAGTTAAAGAACAATTAGTACAAGCGTATCGAGATTCAGAACAGACAGATGCTCAATACATTAAGGATGAATTTTTAGGGTTTTGCCGAAACCAGCAAATGAAAAAAGCTATTATTGCTTCTACAAATTTATTAAGTATTAATGACTTTGACTCAATTAGACAATTAATTCTTAATGCACTTAAAGTAGGTGAAATAAGATCTATTGGTCATGAGTATGAAAAAGATGTTGAAACTAGATATCGTGATGATAATAGATCACCAATTCCATTTCCTTGGGAGGTTATGAATAATATTACACAAGGTGGTTACGGTAAAGGTGAATTAGTCATTATATTTGGTAATCCTGGTGGTGGGAAATCATGGGCTATTATTGATATGGCAACACATGCTGCTAAATTAGGATTTAATGTATTATATTATACTCTTGAATTAAGTGAAACTTATGTAGCAAGACGTATGGATGCTAATTTATTAAGTATTCCTGTAGATAAAATTACAATGCATCGTGAAGAAATTGAGCAAATGGCTCAAGAAATACCAGGTAAAATTAAAATTAAAGAATTTCCTGCAGGTAAAACTACATTAGATAATATTGAACAACATATTGAACAATTAAAAATGCAATATGAATTTGTACCTGATGTAATTTATATTGATTATATTGACCTACTTAAAAATTCATCACGAGATAGATTAGAAGGCACAGAAGATATTTATACTAGCATTCGAGGATTAGCAACAGAATTAGGTATTCCTATTGTAACACCATCACAAGCAAACAGAACAGGTGCTAAAAGTGATATTATTGAAGGAGACAATATAGCAGGTTCATATTCTAAATTAATGATTGGAGATATTGTTTTATCATTGGCCAGAAATAGAAAGGATAAATTAGAAAATACAGGACGTTGGCATGTTATGAAGAATAGATTAGGAGGAGATGGTATGACATTCGCTTCAACCATCGATACTTCCATGGGTAAAATTGAAATATTCGAAGATTTCCTAGAAATCGATACATCTAGCACAGACAAAAAGCCAGGCGATTATAACGCAGTAGATAGAGAAGAAAAAGACTTTTTAAGAAATTTTATCTTAAATAGTGATCAACCTTTATTTTAATGTATTTATAACCCCGTTTTAAAATTTAAAAAAATTAAAAAATTTATGTTAACAGAACCAAGACATTTTTACAAGCCATTCGAATATCAAGAAGCATTCGATTTTTACTTAGACCAACAACGTTCACACTGGCTAGCAGATGAAGTGCCTCTAGCATCCGATCTAAATGATTGGAAACAAAAACTTACAGAATCTGAAAAAAACTTAATTGGTAATATTTTAAAATCATTTGCACAAACTGAAGTGCATGTAAATGATTACTGGTCTTCTAAAGTTTCACAATGGTTTCCTAAACCTGAAATTGTAGCTATGACTTCTACTTTTGGTTCATTTGAAGCAATTCATGCTCAAGCATATGCTCGTTTAAAT